TCCCCTTTCTCTCTCCGGGGTGCAGAAACGACTTCCAGGGAAGTCAAGTCTGGGAGAGATGGGCCCTCAACAATGAGGGGGGATCAGGCCGTAGCCTTGCCCACCAGCAACTGGTGGCCTGATGGACAACGGAGCACAATTCAAGTGCTTCCTCCCGAACGTCGCCAGTCGAGAGACGGAGGCTCTGGGTACCGCACCTCTGCAGGAAAGAAGTTCCAGTCGAGGATTTTGCGCAGATCCAGCTCGGTCGCTCGCAAGCTAGGCCCGGGAGGGAACACCGTAGTTGTGTTCGAAGAACAAACCGACAAGAGGGTTGCTGAGCGATTCCGAAGGAATCGACAATCGGATGAATTGAGTCGAACGCCAGATCGGCAAAAGGCCGCAGGACTTGAATATCGACTCGCCCCCCAGGGACTCAGATCAGCAAAGTGCCGCAGAGCACACCCAGGGGGTCAGGACGGAAATCAGAGACGAGGGCCCATCCGGCCAATGCGACCGCGCCCGAGAGCGCGGATGGCCGGAAGGGCTTCCTCGAAACCTGCCGCTGCCGCAAATTCAGGAGCGGCCGTGGAGGCCGCGACGAGACCGCCGACGACACCCAATGCTTCAGCACCGTACTCCCCTATGGACTCTGCCTCATGTACCGCCCGGTTCCAAGTGGACTGGGAGGACGGGGCATGTTTCCGATGAAGGGTGGACGCGGCGAAGCTGATGGGGTACCGAACACGGAACTCGCCACCCACGCGGATGGTGTAAGATGTGCCGGCCGTAGGAACTCGAGGGAACATGAACACGAGAGGTGTCATGGCTTCCGAGAACTGAACGGTCGACAGCGGAGTTACACCACCCCCGGGGATTGCGGGCCTGAAGGTTTCGTACTCGACGGGATCCATGGGCGTGGCGTGAATGTGTTGGTTCTTGTACAACTGGAAGTAGCTCTGTAAAGAGATTCCGGGTCGGCCGACGGTCGATCCAATAAGGTTGTACCAGGTTCTGGCATTAATGTTCACGTCCGCGAGATCAATATTGGTGTTGAGACGCCCGAAATAGACGTCACCTGCCGAGGTGGCCTGAGAGGAATTACAGTGGATCTCAGCTGAGAGGGCAACCGGGGCCATAGAGGCATAGCCGGCGGTTGCGGATCCCATGCTGGGCCAGTCGTTCCAATACAGGCTCGTCGATAGGTTGACGTAGTTGGTGGAGACGTACTCGCCAGAAAGGCCAATGTAGCCTAGGGTGGAATAGAATCCATCGGCGAGAGAGGTCTGACCTCCAATCGTTTGGGCAAGCACCACATATGTCGAGTCGACTGTGCTTGGAGTCACCGTCAAGTAGCTGTAGAACTTCTGGGGGATGTATGGCGCAATGGATCTTGGAAGGGCAAGATGGTAGCCCTTTGATACATTGAATGCCTGGATTCCCAGAGGCACAGACTGACGAGCTCGTTGAGCACGGCGGCGGCGAGGAGCAGGAGCAGCAGGAGGAGCACGCCGTTGGCGAGGCTGCTTTCTCGAATTCCGTCCGTTTCGGCGTCCATTGTTTGCAGACGCCATGGGGCCAATATCCCAGAAAAGGGACCAGTGATGCGGGAGAACCCTTCGCGTTGCCGCGCAGATCTTCCCTCGCAATCCCCCCACACCGAACGGGGGTCCACTGTCATGCACAACATAAGGAATTAGGAGGACAGTATTTCCGCGTGTCCATCGGGACCGTAGATGGATTTCACTCCTTATTTGTTTGTTGTGCGGCGCCGGAGATCATCAGTTGGCTGCGCCGCAGCCCTCCGATGCTCGCGTGAAATCGCGAAGAACTCTCGGCTCAAGTGGAACTGGGGTGTCGGGGCTAATAGCATAACGTGATGGTGAAGACTTCAACCATGCACGGAAGCGCTGTAGCACATCGGCACCAAAAGGCCTCATCTCCCAGTGAGTGGGAACTCCAAAGGCGGCCGGATACGAACCGGGCCAAAGCCTAGGACCAATCTCATGGGAGACATCATCCGATCTCAGCTCATTCTGGCGAAGAGGTTCACGCGGGTCTCGGAAGACGACTGTACGATAAGTCGATTGGAGGGTCGGTCTAAAGGACCGGACCCCGTCGAGAAAGAGACACAATTTGCCGATGGCCAGCTTGGGCAAGTCGGCAACGCGTTGAACGGTGTTGTTCAAAGAGATCAATCGATCATGGAGGTATTGGGCAAGCTTACATTGGAAGTGGGTAAAGTAGCCGGAGAAGCCGGGGAACTGTAAGCCACATGCGCCCAACCTGGTGTCGCCAACGAGGGCGAAGCGTCCATGATCGGTGACCTGCTGGACCTTCTCGGGCCAGTAGTGGAGGATGCGGCGGAACGCCCGCTCTGGATCATTGGCAGAGGCCAAGACGCAGTTCATGCGATCGATCCAGGGGGCATCAAGATTCTCCGGACGGATACCTGACCCAGGGATCAGGATGCCCGTCTGAAGAAACGTCACTTCCTCAAAACTCTTTGAACGACCCTCACAGTCGCGACGATGTAAAAAGTACTGAGAGTTGACAGACAGGACATTGGGGCTGATGTAATTCTTTCCTAAGGAAAGTGTGAAACCGGCCTCGGTGATGTGTCGCTGCCAAACCTCGTAGAACTCCTGGTCAGAACGGAAGAGAATATCATCTCCGTTAACTAGAACCGGGAGGGAGCGAGGGTCGGCGATCGACTGTCCCGTGTACTCCTCAAGTGCTCTCCAGTAGGCCACGAGGTTTATGGAGCAGAGGACCGGAAAGCTCAGTGGGGAACCCATGAGCTGACCACACTTCTGCCTAAACGCGTGGACTGGAAGATCATCGTCGTACTTGTGAGGATAGCGGATCCAATGATTCCCAAGGACCGCTCTCCACACGCGCGCCTCCAAAGGAGAGGCGTTGGCACGCTTAAGGAAGGCCTCGAAGCAGAGTGAGTTGATCTCTTGCGACAAGCCGTCCGTGGCAGCCTTGTAATCGCCCGACACCCAATGGTCAAACTTCTCAATTCCGGGAATGTTGTGTTCCCGGTGAAGGAGACCATGCAAGTGCGATTGATCCAACGGACATTTAATGAGTCCAAATGGATCCATGGCGGACAAGTGCTTCCACATCGCCCGTTGGGCGGGTGCAGCAGCGTGATAGGAGAGCGGACTGCCCTTTGTAATCAATCGACATTTCAGCGGCTCACACACAGGCGCAACCTCAGCCTCGAGCTGGGCGCCATCGTGAGTGTCAGCCGCCAGAAGAACAGCCCTGTAATGGACCTTCGGAATTCCGTAGATACTGAAGTCGCCACGGCGAGTATCGAAGGCCATCGCGATGAGGGGCCGATCCAGCGTAGCTGAGATGGACCACGGCGCGCGCCCCCCAGGGCGCCCGGTGTGGACCTCAACGGTTGTTAGCTTGGTCGGACCCCCCCCACTGGGGAACTGACTGTTCAAGTCGATTGGTTCTCGTTCATTATCCCAAAGCCATTGGGAAAGGTTCCTGCGACGGATGTCAATGTCAGACAGGGTCGGGTGCGCCAGGTCGGAACCCTCCCACACATTGTGGAAGAATCCGAGGCGACCCCCATCTGAACGACGACTGCCGACGCAGGCACCACCACCGGGTACGGGTGAGTGGCGCTCCCAGGACTTCCAATTCTGGTACCGAGACTTTCGATACACCCTCGGCTCCTCCTCCTCATCGGCTAGCACCGTGAAATCACGGGCGTCAATGCCGGGGGGGACTACATGAGCCCAGAGTGTCTCGAACTTCTTTTGGTAATCCAGACGGGAAGCCTCCGCGAGAGGAGGATATTCCTTGGAGAGCGCTGCCTGATGATCCCGCATCGCGGAGGCAATGAACGAGTCCGGAACAGTGCGGCAACCGCGCTTCGCCCCCTGCAGTAAGGCCACAAAGACTTTGGCCGAACGCGTGGAGGAGGTGCGCGACGCGACTAGATTTCGCAGGTGCCGCTGTGTCATTCCGGAAAACATTGGAAACCGCCGCCAGTACTGCTGGTTCCAAACGGGAACCTGGCCGGTACCGTAGTAGCGGGGCTTCCAGTGATCGGGCATATCCCCCGGCTCGAGCCAACACGAGCGACAATAGGCAGGAAGGTAGTCCTCAAGATACTCATGATGGGGACCACTTGTGAGGGCGTCGACGGCCGCCTCCTGTGTTAGGTGGCGAGCGTTGATGCCGAACTGCCAATGTCGCTGCGAGTCATGGGCTTGCAGTAGCTGGGGGGCTTTTGGGAGAGGATTGCGGAGCCAGGCGGCCATCGGATAGGCCGTCACGTACTTCATCACGGACACAATGTGCGTTAAGTCGCCGATCGCAAACAGCTCCAACGCGAGTTGACTGCAGTCCGTGAGAAGACAAGCTCCCCCTCCAAATATTGGATCCGCGTCTTCCAACGCTTCCCAGAGGGAGCGAAGGAACGCCAGAACCATAGCGGCGCGCTCGTGAGCGAACTCGTCACGGGTGTTGAGCTTGAACTTGTCAAACTCATACCAGCGCCGTCCCCTCTTGTCGGGGTCTCCGTGGGATGGAACTAATGCGAACGCCTGACAGAAGGTGCGATCAAGCACTATGCTGTGGGGCGTCCACGTCCATACCCGTCCGTCGCCATCGACGGTGAGGCCACCATGAAGCCAATCGAGCACCGTCGTGGGGGAGAATTCCCACCACGGCCGGGTGCCAGACTGTGTCGGTCGTGACTCTTTGTTGTCACGAGTAGTCG